AAACCCCTAGGTCCGTTTCCTTCGGCACTACTCTTGGCAGCCATCCTCTTTTTAAAGGTATTAATAATAGACTTGATCTCATTCGATTCCTGTCTACTTCTGGGGTTCATAACAAAAGTGAAATCAAAGGAACGAAGTTCTACACCTTTGAATAGAAACTCTTTATTTGGGTTCAGAACAATACCCTGATCCCTAGAGATAAGTGATGCTCCATCTACGTTTGCTCCAAACAGATTAACAGCCGAACCCACAAGATAGGTAGATAGGGCTTTTCTAACTGAGGGATCTTGTACATTATTAATTGCATTATCTGCTGTTTGTTGTATACCCGCCATAGCGCTCTTAACTGTACCAGCCAAATCACTCTTAAGATCATTAAGATCTAGATCACCGAGAGTCTGTTTGATATTACCAATGGCAGAAGCAGCTATACTATTGATCTCATTGGATTCCCAGTTAGTTACATTGGAGTCTACGATTGAATCAGGCATGGGCAATAAAATATTACCCAATATAGATTTCTTGGAACAGTTACCACCACCAGTATTGGTACCACCGATATTGAGAGAGTTATCACCACTACCACCCTCAAACCCAGGAGGATTGTATTTACACACATTGATGGACAGATAATCCGAATTGGATTCAATCCTAGTAAGTGGGTATCTTAGATGTTGTTTAGAAGATTTTGTCATAATACTATTTATCTCCTGTTTAAGATATTGCCAACAAAGTCAACACCAACATCTAAAAGATCCCTAACTGTTTGATCAATAAAGTTACCGTTAGATTGATCTCTGTTGTTAGAGTTACCAAGAATCCAATCAAAACTTCTTTTAGATCCAGCAACATACCTATCATAAGAGAAACTACAGGTTACTCTAGTAATCTCATTATTGGGTCCGTATCTAACGGGGACTGAAGATAGGTTGGAAGGATACAATCCAATGAAGGAATACTCCATCACACTTCCATTTTCTTCATCACCCTCAAACTTATATACACTAGTAGAGTCACACTTATACCCATCAGATGGGTCATTGGGATACTTTAGACGATAGTTATAGTTATTTCCACCATATGACATTCCTGCTGTCCCATTTCCACTGACAACGTACTCCATCCAGTGTTCCAACATTCTCAGTGTTTGATAACCACTATCACAATAGAATGATAAGGTAATGGGTGTGAATACTCTTGTGTGTGCAAAGTTCTCTATCACTCCGTGAAAGTTAGAACTCTGAACTTGTGATAGTGATGATCCTGGTAGGGAAGCTTCATAGCACATCAAACCAGCACCATCTGCGATAAACTGGGAACCAACACTCCTAGAAGCTAGATATCCGATAAGACCAGGACTCAATCCACCAAATTGCACTTGGTAGATATTTGTCCGTGATAGGTTCCCTATTAGAGGACGAACATCCTGTAGGGTTAGATCTCTTCTCACTCTACTAAATACTACTAGGGACTATTATTATTTATATGAGTTTTTGGAAGCGTTCTATCACCTATGATGACTTTGATTGTATCAGTGATGCTCTTGGTATTGAAAGAGGTGCTCCCTACCCACATACCGATTTGAATGTAGAATACACCAAGCAGAATTCATTCAATGGTGGCAAACACACTCAATCTTATTGGGATAGTCTAACACCAGAAGAAAAACATATTAGATGTAACCTACGAAAGAATTATAAACATAGTGATATAACCAAATATAAGATGAGTGTATCAGCTCATAAAAACAAACCACACCTACATAAAGGTGGAAAGGTAGTAAAGGATGGTGTAGTAGAGGAATTTACTTGTTTAACACACTTCTGTAAGAAACACAAACTCTCAACAGGACATGTGTGTGAGTTACTACAAGGTAAAAGAAAGTCAGTAAAGGGGTGGAGACTATGGGAAAACCTATGAAGGGGGTGTATAAACCCAGTAATCCTAAAAAGTATATTGGAAACTCCAATCAAATTGTGTATAGATCTGGTTGGGAACGGCGTTTCATGATTTATTTGGATAGTAGAGAAACTGTCCAACGTTGGGGCTCTGAGGAAATCGCCATCAAGTATTGGAACCCTATGAAGAAAAAAGTAGCCAGGTATTTCCCAGACTTCTATGTGGAGTATGTGAAGAAGGGTGGTGGAATTAAAAAGTGTCTCATTGAAATCAAACCCCACCGAGAGTGTAGTCCACCCAAATACACTAAGCGAACTAAGAATGTAATGATTGCTGAGTCACTCTACGCACAGAACACTGCTAAGTGGCGTGCGGCAGAGGAGTTCTGCGAAGATAATGGGTTAGAGTTCAGGATACTAACAGAAAAGGATCTATTTAAGAATGGCTAGGAAGAAAAGATCTGAACAGAAGAGTTCCAATAGACTGAAACCTATTCTAGATAATCTAGTTGGAATAGAAAAGTCTGATGATATTATGGATCTGGTGATGGCGAGACTCAAAGACTCTGAAGTCAATGCCCCCATACCAGGAAAGGTATATATTTATAATTACTACGCAAAAACCCCCAATCTACTCTACGATCAGTATCCGATTACATCGGTGAACGCAGTGTATAACTGGGGGTTTGTTGGATATAATATGCACTTGAATAAGGTTCGTCAGTATGACTGGAACCAGAGTGCAACTTCGTATTATGAGTTGAAAACTATAGAGGTAAAGACAGCGTTGACTCTACCTCTAAAGTATCTTGTTCAGAACTGATCACTCAACGTGAATCACTCCAGTCATTCCGGCTCCCTGATGGGGACCACAGAAGAACTCATAGTCACCTGCGTCAGCGAACACAATATCTTGTGACTCACCTGGGTTAAACATAAGTGACTCTCGTGAAAGGTCAGGTCTAGACTCCACAATAATATTGTGTGGAGGAAGCATATCATTCACAAAGTGGACTGTATCTCCTGCGGAGATTGTGAGTTCATTAGGTTCAAATACCAGGTTTCCGTTGAAACCCATTTGAACATCAGCAGCATAAGCAGGAAGTGCAAGAAAGAAGGCAGCTACAATAGCTAATACAATTTTCATAGTAAAATATTCTCCTGGGTTATGTAGTTAATCTGCGAGACTCTGGAAGTAGGACATTGCGTCATCAGTCTCTCCATCATCACTAGAACTCATAGAAGGTAGTTCAGGTTCAGAGTATGAACTCTCTTCCTTAGCAAATGCAGGACGTGAGGAACGAAGTTGTGATTCAATATCCTCATCACCACTATCTTCCTGAGGAGCTGGACGTGAAGTGCCACCAAGTCCTAGAACTTGATTCATACGCTTCTTGAGTGTCTCATAGTCCTTGAACTGATCAGGGGCTACGAGTTCAGCGAGGGAGTATTCTTTCTTCCAGATACCCTCTAGAACCTCATCATCTCCATTGAGGGCAGTAACCTTACCGAATCCAGAGGAGTCGTAGTTACGATAACCTGCAACACTCTTTGCTTTGAGGTTGAAGTTAGCACCTTCCCAGAAATCAAATGGGTTGATGGCATCTTCATCTTCGAACTCAGGTTGCATGGCACTCATGAGTTTGTCAAAGATCTTCTTACCAAACTTGTAGAGGAATACACGACCCTCATTGTCAGGATTGGCTGGATCCTTCACTACGTAGATGTTAGCGATATAGGTGAGCTTACGCTTCTGCTTACGTGCTTGCTCTTTACCTGCTTCAGTTCCGTTGTTCCAGAGTTCAGAGTTATACTCAGATACAGGATCCTTCTGATTGAGTGTAGTTAGACTGTTTTCGATAAACCATCCACCCTTTGACTGGAAGGCGTGGGAGTATAGTTTCACGAAAGGCATATCCTCACTGTCTGGTGCAGGGAGGAAACGGATAACTGCATATCCGTTCTGTGACTTGTCACATGTGAGTTTCCAGTAACGGTCGTCTTCACCACCGGACTGAGTATTATTCATCTTCTCGACTTCCTTCACGAGTTTCTCAGTGAGAGAACCAAGGGAGGACTGTTTCTTCAAATTTGCGAATGACATAGATTGTTTGGATTCGTTGGATAACGGCTGAACTTTCATATTATACAGGATAATATTGTGGATGCCAAGCCACTGGGTATTTAGGTGTCAGTGTATCGAGTCCAACCCTTGTGTTGGGTTCTTCCCTGGTAGCCACGATACATTCCAGTCATACTGCTAGGGTGGAGGTTTCTACCCTTACAGAACTCTTTCATGTTAGTGACTTCATACACTTTCCCCTCTGGGGACAGGAGTTTATAGTGTTTCACCACCATGGGTTTCCCTCTCCTACCCTTCTTCATCATATCACGGATGTTGTCCTTCTGTGTGCCCCACTGAAGGTTAGTCCAGTGGTTGTTAGAGGGGTCATCATCGATATGCATTATTATAGGCAGGTTAGAGGGATTTGTCAACCACTCTTCACCCACCATTCTGTGAATATAGAAGGTACGGAACTTTCCGTCCTCACATTTTAGGGAGGCAAACTTATAACCATACTGATTAGTATAGTGTTTCATCTCCTTTCCGTCTTCTCTCAGGACTCTACCATCAGGATAGACGGAATACATGTCAAGGTATTTCATACTATATTATAACACACCTCAGAAAGACCAGGAGTCTGTTTCTCCTTCTTCTAGGAACCGGTTGAGATCGTTTTCAATATCATCAACCCTTTCACGGATTGCTTTGAATACTTCATTCATCGGTTGGTTTGTAGGAATATCATGGAGAGAGAAGTGCCTCATCACTTCCACCATCAACTCTTTAGCTTCCTCACTATCACTCAGAGCACATCTGTTATACATGTTTTCCTGTTTGCTCAGA